ATCGGCGTTGTACCCCACTTAGTCGATAGCGCCACCAATATTGATACGCTGCCGGATAGCTTACTGAATACCGCGCGTTGAAATCCATCCGCATTCATTTCATAATCCTTGCCAATGCCGTTTCAAGGCGCTTGATGTATTTGGGCGCTGCTGCCTCTATCGCTGGCAACCATGCCGGGCGCGGTTCAATCTTGAGCGTGCCAAATTCCAGCATCGGCCCATACTTGACTTTGTTGCCAACCTCGGCGGATAGCTTGCCCGTGCTTTTGAAGTCAGTGCCAGATACAAGCCGCCCAGTATCTGTTGCAGGTGCCTCACCTGCCGCCGATGATCTATGCGATGGCGAAAGGTTTTGCTTTCCGTTTGCCTTAAATGCCGCGACTAGCTTATTCGGCCCGCCTTCGGTTGGCTTGCCAGCATATACCCGCATCAATCCATCTTCACCCATTATGCGCCAGTACGTCACGCCAGTCTTTGGCCCGCGCTGATACCGCTTGATAATGTCCGACCGCACGTCCATAGCCGTTTGCGTCACAACCTTGGCAATAGCCGCTTCGCCTTCTTTGCCCAACTTGCGCAGCGCCGCAATAAGCTGATCCCCGCCTTCGACTTTCATATTGACGCGGCTCACGTTGCGACCCCGCCAGCCAAGTCGATCTCAAGCCATTTCTTGCGGCGTTCAAGATCGTTGATGTAAGTGATATTGAACGCGCGCCCATCCATCACAACACGATCGGCAGGCGTTAGGCCCGCGAAATAGCGCGTTACAATGCGGTCCTTTGTTTCAGCGTTCACTCGGTCGGATGTCAGCCGCTCATAGCCTGACAGCCCCTTTGCGTGCGCCTTTGTGGCCTTTAGCGTGGCCCATGTATCCGTGAACCCGCCAGCCCCATCAGGCACCCGTGTTTTGCGCTGGAACGTCACCGCCGTGCGCAACATCCCGGCATTGTATTTGCAGCAGGTCATTATGGTTCACCTAGATCTGGTGAAATGTGAACTGAAATATATCCATTGTTTGGAAATGTTTCTTTTGTTCCGTCGCTATATGTCACTTCAAATTCGGCGTTAAAAAACCCATAGTTTAACGTGTCACCAACTTGCCATTGGTACGAAACAATGCCACCAGTTGCATTCAATACGTCTGCGCTTGCAGAAATAATTGAACCCATGTAAAACATGACATTTGCGTTAGTTAGATTTACAGGGCCGTCATCAGTAGACAACGCATATTCAATGGCGGGTGACGTGTCGTTTCGTTTGATGAAAAAAGTCATACTTTTGTCGCCCTATTTTGTGCGCCTGTGATGGCAGTGGCAATGTTAGCGCTTGTTCTGCTTGTGACGATATTAGCACTTTTTGACATCAAAGCAAAACGCCTTGCGCTTGCAGGCTCTGTTGTTCCACTTGCCGTTTGCGCATGTGCCGATCCATTGCCCGATCCATTGATGATCCGCAGTGCGATACCGGTTGCGGTTTGTATTGATGCCGATCCTGTTCCATCGCCCGCAATAATTCGCTCACCAACGCCGATGGATGATTGCGCATGTGCATATCCGGCGCCCGATCCGGTGATGATCCGAAGCCCGATGCCAGTTGCGGTTTGGGCAGATGCCGTTCCGGTGCCTGATCCGATTGAAATTGATGCGGCAGTTCCACTTGCCGTTTGACCGCTTGCCGATCCATTGCCCGATCCTGTGATGATCCGCAGTGCAACGCCGGTTGATGTTTGACCGCTTGCCGATCCATCGCCGAATCCGGTGATGATACGAATTGCGCCGCCAACTCCTGATCCAATTTGCGATTGCGCAAAACTAGATCCATCGCCTATGATAACGCGACGCCCTACGCCCGTTGCCGTCTGCGCCGCAACAGTTCCTGCACCGGTGCCAGTTGCAACAACCGCGCCAGATACAACCCCATCATCACCCAGTGGAGCAGAGGCTAATGGGGAAAATCCAAGCATGTGTTACCTCAAGGTTTAGACGGCCACTCGACAGCAAACGGAAATCCCGGCTGTGCCGTTACATCACGCAACGCTTGGCGGTAGGTAGCCATCTCAGGCGACATGGTGTTGTCGATCAGGGCCATCCAGTCGGTCTGTTGCAGTAGGTTGTCACGCTGTGACCTAGTAGATGTGGATAGGTCATTGGTACGCTGAATGACTTCATCTGGAGTTGCATCAGTGACGACCCAGACCTGCACCCAGACGCCCGCCGTCAGGGTTGGTGTACCATCGGAAAGGTTCTGTGTGATATTGTCATATACAGGCCGTTCTGTCGCTGTGACAGGGAACACATTGTAGGACGCCAGCAGTGCGTCAGTCGGGTTCTTGGGGAACGAGACTTGCGGGTTGTCTTTCCGAAGCTGGCCGATTGAGTAGGGGTATGTCTCGGCAGTTCCGTTGGGGGCAAGAATTTGCATCTGTTACTCCAATTGTGACTGGATTACGTCCAGCATGATTTGCGACTTGCGTTGCTCAAGGATTGACGAGGCAAGCAGACCCTGAAGGTTTGCCTTGAAGTCTTGCAACTCAGGGTCATCACCAATGCGCTCAATGGCGAGGCTGAAGTTGGTGATGTTGACCTGATACTCCGTGGCCTCTTTTATGCGGGCATCAAGAGCGGATGTTAGTATTTCTCGGTGGTAATCGTTCATATCATATCTCCGTAAAAGTTACGCCAAGGCCACTGCCTGTGGGTAGTGTAGCTGGGTTAGCGAACTTAGTGCCGAAGCCAGAGGCCGACCATGGGTAGGCTAAGACGAAAGGGCTATTGAAGTGACCTACTGCGATAGCGTCTCCCGAAGGACTGAAAGATACGCCACGGCCAGTGCCTGTAGGCAAAGTGCTTGGGTTGGCAAACTTAGCGCCGAAGCCAGAGGCCGACCATGGGTAGGCCGAGATGAACGGGCTCTCGGCGTGAGCTACTGCGATAGCGTCTCCCGAAGGACTGAAAGACACTTCAAAGCCACTGCTTGGCGGTAGTGTAGCTGGGTTAGCGAACTTAGTGCCGAAGCCTGATGCCGACCATGGGTAGGCTGAGACGAAAGGGCTTTCGTTGTGAGCTATTGCGACAGCGTCTCCCGAAGGACTGAAAGATACGCCAAGGCCATTGCCTGTAGGCAAAGTGCTTGGGTTGGCAAACTTAGCGCCGAAGCCAGAGGCCGACCATGGGTAGGCCGAGATGAACGGGCTACTGACGTGAGCTATTGCGACAGCGTCTCCCGAAGGACTGAAAGATATGCCAATGCCACTGCCTGCGGGCAAAGTGCTTGGGTTAGCGAACTTAGTGCCAAAGCCTGAGGCCGACCATGGGTAAGCAATTACAAAAGGGGAAGCATCGTGACCTACTGCGATAGCGTCTCCCGAAGGACTGAAAGATACGCAACGGCCAAGGCCTGCGGGCAAAGTGCTTGGGTTAGCGAACTTAGTGCCAAAGCCAGAATCCGACCATGGGTAGGCAGTTACAAAAGGGGAAAGATCGTGACCTACTGCGATAGCGTCTCCCGAAGGACTGAAAGACACTTCAAAGCCATTGCCTGTGGGTAGTGTAGCTGGGTTGGCAAACTTAGCGCCGAAGCCAGAGGCCGACCATGGGTAGGCCGAGATGAACGGGCTACTGACGTGAGCTATTGCTATAAACTGCTGCTTGGCCCCACCAGCCCCACCAGCCCCGATAACCTTAGACCACAGCATTACGAACCATCCCCCACAAGTGCGCCGTAAAGCGTTGTGGATACCTTCCACAGTGCAATGACCGTATTGCCAGTTGTGGCAAGCGTAGGGGCAGCGCCAGCGTTGTTGACCCAAGTGATCGCAGGCCATGTGATTGCGTAGGCCGTGCCGTCGTCAATCATCAGCGTAATGGCCTCACCTGCGGCAATGTTGTCAGTGAGAGACGTGATTGAGCCTGTTAGAGTAACCGTCTGGATGGAGCCGTTGGCAGGTTCTAATTCCGTAGTCACAGCGCCAGTGGTTGCAGTCCAAGCGTAGACTTCTTCGACAACGGTGCCTTCAAGGATTGGCGCCACCAAAGTCTTGTTGGTCAGGGTAAACACACCATCGGCAGTTACTTCACCTGGTTCGCCTTGTGGACCTTGGGGGCCTGTCTCGCCTTGGATACCCTGAATGCCTTGGATACCCTGTTCACCTTGCGGCCCTGTAGGTCCAGTCTCGCCCTGAATACCTTGAATACCTTGGATACCCTGCGGTCCTTGGATACCACCGTAGCCCAAAGACGTCCAAGCGGTCGTACCGTCTCCAACCTTAAATTGGTCAGTATCAGTCTCTAGGCCGAACTCCCCCGATGCAAGAGTGGGATTGGCGCTCGTCCAGTTAGCAGCCGTATCACGGCGAAGTTGGATTTGGTCAGCCATTATGCTGTTCCCCCGTCAATAGATTGTGGCGCGGTGTAGATCGTAGCCGCAGATCCACCGTCGATGCTTTGGGTGAAGTCAGCCGCCGTAGCCGATACATAAACCACAGCACTGCCCGTCAGGTTCAGCAAAGACCCCGTAGAACTTTCACCCAGCACCCGCGTCAAGGTTCCAGCGGAATAGGTGCCCGTGCCGATCTCCCACGCCGTGCCGTCCTCGATGACGTAGCGCACCACATCAGTGTCAACCACACCAGCATCTGCAAAGGTCTGATAACCTGCCTCAGCAGTGCCAAGGGTGATTGTCCCCGTGCCTGTGGTGGCCGTGGTCATCTTTGCGCGGTTGACGAGAGTTACCATGTTTTTACCTTATGCTGGCTGCGTGTGCGTATAGCTGGAAATTGCAACAGTATCACCGGAACCAATTGCAACGCTGGATAATTCAATATCGCCACCGCCACCCGTTGCAGTTACTGAAACGGTGAATTGCGCTGCCGTGGCTGCGTTTTTAAATACCGCTTTGGTAATTGTTCCGCCAGTCGCGAAGGTGTCGGAACCGATTGCGTTTGCCGTCGCTGTGCCAACAGATGCTGCA